CCAATACCATATCGTTGCAGCGAACGCATTGCATATTGAATCGCTCCAGAGTGGATTTTACCCATGATCATAGCGGCTTCTTCAATAGGCATGCTCATCATTGAAGCCCAATCGCCGGCTGTCTTTAGTTGAGTTAGAACCTTTTGAGCACCAATACCGAAAGACAGTAAGTTTCGAGCGCCAGCCATTACTTGAGGAATGGTGAATGGCGTTGTGGTAGAAAACACCTTCAACTGATCAAATAGGTTGTCTCCAATATTGTTGTCTTTAGCAAGCAGTCTAATCTGAAGTCTGAATACCTCCAAGTCAGATGACGCTTTTATGGAGGCTGAACCAATAGCTCCCAAGAAAGTCAGAAGACCCGTACCCACAAACATCATCCCGGCTCCAGCACCAAGGAGCTTCCAACCATTCATCATGGTATTTTGATCCTTGGTGATGGACTCCGTGAGAGTGCGGGAAGATGCAACTACAGCAGCAGCTGGGGCTGAGAACATATTTCTCAGTTGAATCGCAACTCCCATCCCCAACATGTCTGATAAGCCTGTCATTTGTTTCCCTCCGCAGCTTGAATTTCTTTTTCCATTTGGGCTTTGTGAATCTCAATCAAAATTTTGCGTTCAGAGATCGTCAAATCAAGGTAGTCTTTGAACCCCAACACGGCTCCACCTTTGGTAAACCAATACCAGGTGCCTAGAAGGTCGCGCTGGGGGTCATAAAATCTGGTTGTTCAAGTAGATTGAAAGTGACCTTAGTGTTACAATCTTCACAGATAAGGTCTACTGTTGTGCGAAGGCTTCCCTCATATTCACGCAGTGTCCTACGCATCTCAGTGATAAGACGATCAGGAACCTTGCTAAGGGTGATCGGCACATACTTCTTTGTAGCTGGGTCAAAAGCTTTGGGAGAACGCAACTCCAAGTCACTGAGAACAGTGATTGTCTGACGCTTGCGAAAGAGGGTCATCTCATCGTTGCCATCCATCATCTTGAGTTGAATCTTCAACCCTGGAGCAACCTTAGAATCATATTCCACAAATCGAGCAGAACCCAACTTGTAAGGTATCATTGGAAAATCATCTTTGATGCTTAGATCAACTTCCCATGAAGCATCCTTTTTACACTCGGGATTCGGGCACTTGGCCCGAAACGAAAAGTCATTTCCCAAGGAATGGCGGCGAATCTGGAACACCAAAGTCTGACGGTCGCCAGATAGCATGTTGAGTAAATACTTGGTACGATCTGCTGGGTCTGTTGGAATAACTTCACCATCAACAGTTTCAACACAAGCGGCCAGCAAATCTTGAATAGCTGTACCATTCATCTGTTTTGCGCGATTCATGAAATTGCGCTGGTCATTACCAGTCATCTCACGAATAGTAGCTTCAACACCAGACGGCAACGGTACAATATCAGAGTCATTCAAGCTGTAAAGAGCCGCGTTGAGGTTGAATTCAGGAGAAGCGTCGATGGATGTTACGTTGTCTTCGGGTGTCATTGGATTCCTCACAAAAGAATTGGCCACAGGATTTCTCCCATGGCCAAGTCTAATTTGCAAAGTGAAAGCAGCCTTACTGCGTGTAACCTGAGTGCTAGCCGAGGAATCCAGATTGAACAGATGTGCCGGCTACAGCTGACACAACGCTACCCGTTAGCTGGACGAGGTCAACATTGATCTTGATCTTATCCAATTGATTACCGTCTCCCAGCTTGTCCATATCAGAAACGTCAACATCAGCAGGATAGCAACCTGTGTACTGTGTACGATCAATGATAGTAATACCATCAGCGCCGTATTCCACGATGGAAAGCGTTTTCTTGTAGACGCTAGGGTCACCCATCGATCCAGTACTGAGATTGATCAAAAGTGCCAACCAATCTTTCCACCATACAGCTGAAGATTCAGCGGGTTTGAGAGTCTCAAGCTCCAGTGTGCTAAAGTCTACCCTGGAAGCTGTGTTGATTGCGAAAGGTCCATCCCCATGCTTGGCGGACTTGATTTCAATTTTTGGAACCTTGACTTTCTGGACGTATGCTGTCTCCAGTCCGTCACACTCCACGGCAAAACGGTACATTTTGCGTGGATTGATAGTCTTGCCGAGTGCTCCCATAATCATGTCTCCTTGGAGTGTGTTAGCTGCTGGAAACCGTAGTAGTTGTGTTGAAGAGTGTGATGAGGTTGTTTACATCCAGTGTGCAGTTGATATTGTAGATATAACCAACAGGAACAACAGAAATGAGAACCTTGTAGAGCCCATTGGCAAGATCAACAGGATCGTTATAGGTAGCATCGCTGATTGTTGATGCTTCCTGGTCTCCTACATAGGTGAATCCAGCGTAGATAGCCCCATCGCTCACCATCTGGTTGAGAACGATGAGCACCTTAGTGTACGCATCGCGCCATGTAACAGGATTCATGGGTTGAAACTGCTCACTACGGAAGATAGGTGTTACCTGCTGGTTCAACGAAGTCAAGATACGCCGTACATTGATGGCATCTAAAGCAGTATTGCTCTGTGCCATTGTCTGTGCTCCCCAGACAACAGGACCATAGGTTGGGTCGTTTCCGACGATGTTGACACCCAAAGCTACAAGTGCGTTGGCTGCGCTTTGTAACGACGGCGATAGCAAGTTGTACGCAAATGACGTAATGTTGGGAATCAAGCCACGACGTGAGCCAGCAGGGGCAAGGTAAACATTGCCATTCATGGTATCAGATACAGCCCACACAGCAATCACATCACCAAGGCAGGGGCCAGATACACTGGTTGCTTGCTCGGGTGAGTATGCTGTTACCAACGATGAGTAGTACACAGCCATAAATTCGCTGAGATCAACTTGTAGCGTTGTAGCAAAGGTTGCAGCAGCAGCAGGGGCCAGAGTCGGATCAATCTCAAATAAGCCCATAATGTCTTTACGCGCAGACACGTAAAGATTGAGATTTGTGTAGTGAGCCAGCGAATGACCACCAAATGCAGACAGCGTATCTATAGGCATCAATGCGCTGTCATCGAAGTTTGGCATCAGTGCTGCAACAGCTGCATCAGCCGCTGCGATACTAGCAAATGCTCCGTCCACGCCATTTGCTAACATTACCGGAGTGCCCGTTGTGTTAGCTGGTTCTACATATCCCGCAGAGGTCGAGAGAGACACAATCTCGGAATTTGCATTCACCAGAGCAATCAAGCTATTCAGCGAGTTAGACTGCCAAACTTCGTTGAGATTAGCGTTACCACTATAGGTGAATACAAACTGGTTTGTACCAGGAACTCCCCCGACACCAACCGCAAGCGGAGTGTACTGAATTCCCACAGTACCATTTGCCCAAGCTCCAAGATCATGAGCAGTGACAGTAATGTCGCTCACATCAAGAGCGATGTGGGCAGCAGTTGCTCCAGTGAAAAGCAAACGTTGAAACCAAATCGTAACTCCACGAGCCAATGCGCGACGAATCTGTGCAAAGTAAGGTGCAGCTGTACCTGCTCCACCAAACTCATTCAAAAATTGCTGTACGGATGTGATCTCATATGGCTTGTCAGCCTGCCCGAACAGAGATGACGCAATCACTCCGTGTACGCCTTCCAACTGGATTGGAGGTACTTGAGACTGATTGACTTCATCAAACGTAAATGTGGGAAGTCCTTTTGGCATTGAATTCTCCTCTTTTGAGTCTGCTTCATGGTTGGTCTACAACAACGTTTACAGAGTTGGCCAGTATTTCAGTGGTCAACTCTGGAACCTGTGTAATAGCAGGTGTAGGATCACTTACAGGGTAGTTGAAAGCCTCAAATCTGATGTTAGTCACACGGTTATACAACTCTGTTGATGGAGAATCTCTATTGATATATCCGGCATAGGCATAATTTACGTATTGAGTTGTAAATGCGCCTTGTCCACCATTTGCCGTAGAGTCCCACAAATACATAGGTTTTCTTGGTCGAAACACAGTGCGAATCAGAGAGTCTGCTAACCGCACAAAAGTCAAACCAGAAATCTTTTGACCGTTGACCTCAGCAGTTTCTGCGCTTACGGTCAACTGATAAAGTAAATCAAATGGATCAGGCCACTCTTGGGTCTCAAAACTGGTAACCACGC